CTGTGCCCCACCTTTTTCTCTAACGTGCTGTGTAGAGAACTCATAGGTCATGTCATAAGGCACACCTACAATCACCTGTTTATTTTCAGCGGGTGCTGTATAGTCTCCCACGACAGATACTGTGGTGGCTGATGGGCGTGTGCTGGTTAGGTCAGTACCTTTTCTATCACCAAAATTAATGCCTTTTACTACCTTAATTTCCTGAGATGTCTTCATCTGGTAAGGCAGGGTGTAGGTAGTTAGATTAGTTGCGGCATCATATGTACAATCAGAAGGAGTAAGTGTAGTTTTTCTATCCAACCTTACATGGAAGTTTAGGTCAGTTTCTTCTGGGTACTGCAACGATAATTTTTCTAAGTAAACACCATCGGTATTATTAACAACCATAAACAAATCGTTATCAATAATCTCAACATCTAGGATGCCTTCGTAAGCCGTGGGTGTAGTTGTACTATCTTGGCTTTTACTAAAGTCCCATGTAGACCAACTAGATTGTAGTTTTTGCCTACCGTCAGTAAACCATTTGTAAACAAATAGCTTCCACCTGTTGTTAGCATCATGCGACAAAGCTACTAGAGTATCTTCGTTACTTGATGTTGTTAGTTTAATAACATTGTTAGGTATATACTTTGGTACGTGTGCTGTCACTTCTAGCGCATCTGTAATCACAGTATCAGATGCAATAAAGTATTCTCTGATACTAGAAAAGTTGCCTTTTTGTGTAACAAAGTATAGTGAGTTACCAGCACCTACTGGAGCTACATTCACTTCATTTTCAAACTCTGTACTAGGTACAATAGAAATACTCTGAGGTGTGAGGTTACCAGCGGTTGTAATTGTAAACTGTGTTTGGTCACTAAACAGAGTCAGCGACTCATTAAAAGCAATCGCATGATTGAGTAGTGAAATCTTTGTGTGACTGACAGATACGTCAATCGGGTCACCAGCAAGTAGAGTGGTTACTGTATTAGGAAAGAACCTAAAGAACTCCCCCGAAGCTGACATAACAATCTTGTCTTCAGCAAGAAACCCTAGACGGTTTTTGAAGAAGAAGAGGTCATTAAGTTTAAGACCAACAAATGATGGGTTAGGTGCTGAGTCTTCGTCACCTACTGTTCTGTCATCCCATGTATTATGTCCAAGGGTAAACAGGGTAGGGTTACTTGAAGCATTAGGTACAAGCTTTACTGGTAGTGTGGTTTCATCTAACTGATATGTAATTCCCGGCTTAACAGTTTCTTCATAAGAAGTACCGCTAAGTGACTTCACATAATAATTGTCAAAGGAACTATTTTCGTCCCCAACAACCTCGTAATATTCTCCTGTCTGTGGACGTTCAAAAATTACAATACTAGCACCACTTGCAGGGGTACTACTTAATCTAATACGAGAAGCATCCCCAGATTCAAAAGTAAAAGATGCGTTACTACTGTTTACTCGTACAGAAATGTCAGATTGTTTTCCGTACTGAAAACCTACAGAAAATCGAGTCTGGCTACCATCACCTGTGTAGTGTGTTTCTCTGTTTGTAGGTAGGTCAGAAAAGCTCTGGTACTTTGTACTATTCAAAGTGCCGGGTGTAGTGGCTGTTTTCATAGCCACAGTTCTGGCTTTATTTAATATAAATGTTGTGTCAGCAATCGTAAGAAACTTTAAGTCACTCTGTGGATTGTCAGTGTAAAGGTACTGAAGAGCAGTCGCTGATAGTGATGTGGTAAGTTGAGTACCATCCAATGTAAATACATATACACTTGCTGACGATGCTGTAGTTTGTGCTACAACGATATGCCTGTTATCAACCCCCCGGTCAACAATATGAATAGCCGCATTTTGTATTGAGCCATTCAATATCTTAGCAACGTGTTCTGTACTTGGGCGTTTAATAAGCCCATCAATAACAGATGACAAAGCGTTGATTTGAGTTTCTCCCTGAGTCAACTGTCGTAGTGACGATGGCTGTTGACTAACCCCATTAAGTAGATTTGGGATACTGGTAGAAACTAGAGGCATAACTTAGAACCTTACTGCTCTGCGAGGCGAACCTCGTGATAGAATTTTGTATGTATCAAAGTTGTCTGACAGAATGTTGTTGTCTTCGTTCAACTTCTCTGCACGTTCAAACTGAACCATTGCTTCACGTTCATCTATCTCTGTAAACCCACCAAGGCTCTCAGAGCCGATGTAACGGCCTTGGAAACGTCTAGCGGCTTTTACAGTGGAGTATCGTCTAACGTGCTGTGGTAGGTCTTCAAAGTCCAGCAACAGTACCATCTCAACACGGAGTGTTCCTGTGAAGGATGTAAAGCTTCGTTCTCCCCGGTCATACAGACGGTTGCCACGCTGAGTTACATCTATATCAGCCGATGTTTCTGTGGTGTCAATTCGTACACAGTTGGTAGGTACAATGATTTCGCCATTAACATTAGCTGTTAAGGGGTAGTTGATTTCAGTGTTACAGTGTAGTCCCTGTGTTTGTATATCTACTGAAGTCTCATCTAATATGGACTCAGCCAAAGACACATCCACCAATGACGGGTTGTTCAGACTAGATATAGGAGACTCACCGATGGCTGAAAGCATAATATTTACAGCCTCAATCTTTGAGGTTGGTGCAATAAGAGCCATGATGTTAGTTCCTTAAATGTAAAAAAAAGCGGAAGCCCCGAAAGACTTCCGCTATAGGATTTATGCAGACTGAATCTGTACAGCCGCTTCTGGACGCAGGACACCATGTCCCATTGCGTACTTAGCAACCATAAGAGTACCTTGACGGCGAATGTCATAATCTGACTCAACAGCCAAGTCCATCAGCTTCACAGTACCTACAGAAGAGGTATGTGCAACGAGGGCAGTCGTATTGGACGCATCAACAGCTTGTGCTGAGTTAGCACCACCAGCATCAACGCCAGTACCAGTAATGTTTGTGGTAGGCAGATGTGATGTCTTAATCAGGTTAAGACCAGCAAGCTGTGGGACTTGACCAGTGGCGATAGAGCCTTGGCCTGAGAAGTCCACGTTAATTGCGTTAGAAGCATTAGCCAACAGATAATACTGTTCTGGCTTCAGGAATGCGTAGCGGCCTTCGGATGGTACATAAGCATCATCCAAAGCTTCGGCGGCATCATACAGTGCGGCAATCAAGTCAGCGGCGGCTGTACCTGAGTTTGCACTAGTGATGATTGTACCTGAAGCATAACCACTGTCAGCTACGTTAGCTGAAGCGGCGGCGGCTTGAAGCATAGTCTGAAGAACGTGCTTGTCCATTTGGAAAGCAAGTGCCCGTCCCATCTCTTGCGAGTAGACTGAACGAACATCGTAGTGGTTCTTAGCTTCATCGATATTTGCAATGAAGTGGCTTGAAATCAACAGGTCATTGATTGTGATGACCTTCTCATTATGGTTGATGTCAGTGCCAGTAATTTCATTGCCCGGAGTGTGATATGCCGCTTCACTGCGACCCATCACGGGGAACTGTGCTGACTTACCGTTAGCAATAGTACGAATCATATGCTTATCGGCAGTCACTGTAGTTTGTTCAAAACTGGTAAGGACTTCTCCTGCAAACACCTTCAGAAAGAGGGCATCAGCAGTACCAGCATTATTTACCTTACCAATTTCGGATACGTTAGCATTAGCCATTTTCGTTTCCTCAAAAGTTAAAATTAAAGTTGGTTGTTATTCTGCTAATCACTACTCGCCAGAAAGGGTGTTCTCCGCAGAGAGCCAAACGGTTTATTAGGATAGAGATAACTTTCTAACAGCCTTGATAGGCTGGTTAAGTTATGACGGATTACTCCTAGCCAGTTTATTAGACACAGCCTGTCTATATGCTGGGTCTTTCTTGTATTCAGGCTTTGCCATATCAGCGGTTACCTGTGCCCAGCTTGCGTAAGTGTCTACTGATGAAGACGCTCTACCACCAACAAGGTTAGGGGCTGAACCATTCTCTTTCACATAACGTGAATGTAGTGCTTCAATCGCCAGCTTTGCTTGTGATGGATTACCTGAAACGATTGCATCGTTATAGGCATCAATCTCATCGTCAGACATATTTTCAGTTGCCCATTCGGACATCTGTTCGTAGTTCTCTTCGCCCCCAGCATAACTGTATAGTTCGCCTTGATATTCGGCGGCTAGAGATTTTTGACCATCAATGAACGAGTCCACCATATCTCGTGGAATACCTCGTGCCTGTAGGTCATCGTAAGTTTTATTAGATAGTTCGCCAGATTCGGAAAATTCATTCCGCAAAGATTCAAAGTCTAGCCCTGCATTTTCTACAGCCTGTCGAGCATCCGCTGTAGCTTCTGGTTCAGGCTCTGAAGTATCACTTTGATTAGATTCTTGGCGGCTCTGAGTGAATTGTTTTTCCAACTCACCATATGCCTTAGAAAGTTCTTCAGGAGACTTAAACTTTTCTGGTAGCCACTCAGGACGGTCTTCAGCAACTTCTGGTACTGGTGCTTCACTGCCTGTGACATTGCCTTCTACCTGTATTGATTGTGTTTCAGCCATTACTTAGACGCTCCCAACTGTATGATGTTGCCTTTTTTGTTGATATATTTCTTACCAACTTCAGCAACCTCTCGTCCCGGCCACGCTGGATACTCAGGCTTCTTAGCCTTTTCTTCCTTTGGGTTATCGTTCTTCAAAGTCATTTTGGGTGTTGTCATAATTATCCTTGCTGTTTTACAGCTTCTTTAATCACATCTGGTGCGGCATCTTGGATTGTTTGGTTAATCATCGCTTGTTGCTGTTGTTCAGCTTGCGCTTCCATTTCTGCTTGCAGTTCTTGGTCAGTCTTCATTAAACCAATAGTGTCAATGCCGTGCCCTGTAGCCAAACGGTTTACAAGGTCACCAAAGTTTACTCGTGAT